ATTTCTGTTTTGGGTCAGTCGTAGGAATATAATACCAGATAACAGCAACTTCTAATTCTGATAACTTCCGACGAAGTATTTCTTTATTCTTATAATCCATCTTGTTATCATTGAGGATACGCTCAACTAATTTAACAAGTTGCTTCTCTTTTTCGCTTTCAGTGTCATAAATGACATCTGTTTTTACAGGATTTGAGAGAGTGAACCCGACACGCCGTTCAACGATAAGCTCCTGCCAGGGAATTCCGACACGAACGACATCAATCCAAACATCAGTCCAAATTACATCACCTTTAGAATCTTTTGTACCGGAATCTCTTTTTATCTTCCGTAACGGACGGATAGTCTCGTCAAACACATCATGTTTAGTGACATCATATTGTTTTATAGCTGTTGCTTGTATGTCGGTATCAACTTGTCTGGTAAATAGTTTCTCAATTAATTTATAGTCCTGTGATTTTATAATTTCTAGTGCATTCATGGCATTTTTTTGCAAAGGTAAATAATAATATCAAATATGACCAACTAAACTTTCCAAATTTGCAGTTTTCCTTTTGCGTATCATAGGCGTTAGTGAATACCCTATGCTGTCAATACAATGATCGTGTTTTTTTAATAATTCAGGAAGCACATCCCCTGTACGCTTATCAACTTTATAACTATATAACCTCATTTCTTCAGCCGTATGTGGACAGTCAGGATGAATTATTATTACTTCAAAGTTACGCATAAATGAAACCCTGTCTTCTGCACACCCCTCCCATTTATCGGCAGGTTTCATTTTAAACCCTTTGCGTTTCATATAACTAATCATTTCAGGGCGGGCATTATCAGCATGAATAACATAATCTTTTACGTTTGTTATTTTTTCAAATAATGCGGGCGTATCATCAATCTCACAACCTATTTTATAAGATTCATTCCTTACGTATAAAACTCTGCCTTTTATATAGACCCTGGTTGTAACTGTCGGATCTGTTGAAAATCCCCAGTCTGCACCATTCAATGGTTGATCAAATGAATCATTAATTTCAAATGATTCAACTCTATATTTACCTTTAAATACCTGCGCATCTGAATGCTGGCGTACTTCTCCGAGCCATACATGAGCATAAGCATCATAATCAACCCGCTTTAAATATTCTGCTTCTTCAATCAATACATCAGGACAATCGGGATTATCCATGTAGCTGACTTTTGATAGATATATATTTGGCGGGGTGTTTAATACAAACCTATTATAAACAGGATCGTCTGGAAGATCAGGGTTAAAAGTAATAAATATTTGACTCCCTGCTTTACGTATTGTAGGAATTAATATCTGCCAACTCTTATCACTTACTGATTGTGCTTCCTCAACCCAGCATAAATCAACTCCTTCAAGTGATTTTATACTATCAACTGTTAATCCGTTTAATCCTTTAAAAATAAATTCACTCCCATTTATCCCTTTGATAGTTGTTTTTTGAACATCATAAAAATAATTCATTCCTAACTTTTCTATTTGATCACTCAGTAATCTATGCACTGAATCTGTTATAGAATTCTGCATTTCACGAGTGCAGAGAACAAGTTTTTTTTCACGCATGGCCCGGATTAAAATAGCCCTTGCAACTTCCCATGATTTGCGACCACCTCTGCCACCGTAGTAAACCTGGTATCTTAAATTATAATTCGGATTTTCTTCCTCAATTAGAGGAGTGAATTGTTCTATTGTTTCAATTTCAAGATTCACTGCGTTTTATTTTAACAGTGATTGAACTTATTAAATCCTTCCCGTCCGCACCGGTGAGCTCTGTTTTTATTGGTGCATCATACCCCAGCATCTTTGAAATAGAATCAAGAGCCTTTTGTTTATCGTAAAGCTTTATCTTCACGTATTCAACTGAAATAGGCTTTTTCTCTTTGGGGTTTTCAGGATCATATTCATATTCCGTTTTGATTTTAGTGTCAATTTCAGCGATACAATCCTTTTGTTCATCTGTCAATGATTCAAATTCCTTTCTTAATACCCAAGTATTATGCAAATGAGCTATTGAAGAAAAGGCCATTTTCATATGTTCTGAGATGACCTTCATTCGACTAATACCTGCAAGTTTCTCTAAATCCTTCTGAATATCAGTAATATATTCCTTAACCCTATCATTCGCTAACATTCTGACTGCTAATACTCCAGCAACTTTGGAATTTTTAGTATTTGGGTATGCAATTAAATATGAACGTGTTGCGTTCCAATCATATATATATTCACGACAGAACTTCTTTTGTTTTTGTGTTAATCCTTTCGGTGCTGCCATTAGTTGCTCATTATTTTCTCATTCAAAACAAACTTTACACAGCTAAACTCGCATTTATTGCACTTGAATATTACCGGCTGCCTATTCAAAATCTTCCGGTGACTTTCCGGTAAAAATAACACGTTGAATTGCAAGAACCATCTTTTTGAAGGTGGCGAGTCAAAGAATACTTTATGTTTTACCTGGTTAATCATTAGTTATTTCTTCAATGTCGTCTACAATTGATTCAGCTAATTTCTTAGTTGATTTTCCTTCATTGCCTCCTGCGGCTTCAATAAAATCAGAAGTTATAGCAATAGGCGTGATCGCTGTTTTAACAGCAATTTTAGCAACAGATCCCAAAACATAGAATATTCCCATATATTAATCTTTTCGTTTTAAAAGGGTTGCGCTTGTGGTGTTTAGGCTTTGGTTAGGGAACCTCTTTTCATCAACTACCTTTCCCGTCAACCATGCACCACAATATCTTTGTTTCAATGAACTTTCAAACCCAAAGGTATAACTTAAAATTCAATACTGCAAAATTATTTTTCAGCCTCAAAATTCGCAATAATCTTCTCATTTTCCTCCCGTATTTTATTCTGCCTAAATGTGTAATAAGAACATCCATAAAGGATTCGCTGGCTTAACACACTCGCAACACGTTCATAAATCCTTGCATTAGCCTTATTTCTATGCAATAATGGTGCATTTTTTCTTTCTGTCAATCCCATGACAGGAGCGATAGTTATTAATCCTGCATATTCAGGAATATCATTTTTCAAAAGTAATCCTTCTTCACAAACAAAGAAAAATCTATTTGGTATTTGGATATTCTCATAAGTATTACCGGTTCGTTTCCCGTCTTTCCATTCATCGTAAATACGAATAGCATTTCTTTCTTTAAATAATCGGTGTTTGTGTTCTTTATTGCGAAAGTCTGCAAGGAAATCTGACCTACTACGCTTTATTTCAAATTCATACATGTAACCATTCTTGTTAATCCCAAAAACATCAGATTCCCAAAGGCCACAGCCTGCAAAGGTTGTTAAAAATATGGGAAAATGTTTACTGCATAAGTCACGTAAAACCATATCCGCTATTTCGTTTGTTGTCATTATCTTAATTTTTCGTCGGGAACCTGGCTTTCCCGAATTGACCTACTTCGATTGACATGGATTAACTAATTAATGAGCTTTGAAATTATAAAGTGGTTTTATCACTCCGATAATATCAACGGTTTCTGTAATTGCATTTTTAATTTCTTCAATTGATTTATAAGCCTGCGGTGCTTCGTCTAACGTTTCAGTAACAACCGAAGTGGTATAAACATTTTTCATAGTCTCAACAAAATCAGCCATATCAATAACTTCTTTTGCTTTGCTTCGGCTCATTAATCTACCGGCTCCATGAGGTGCTGAGTAGTTCCAGTTTGCATTACCCTTACCAACACATAACAAAGAACCATCACGCATATTAATCGGAATAAGCAATGTTTCTCCGTTTTCAGCAGAAACTGCACCTTTACGCAAAATCATACGTTTAAAATCAATGTAGTTGTGTATCGTTTCAAATCGTTCAGATTCTTGCAGCCCAGTTTCTTTTAGTATTATCTCAGCCATAGTTTCACGGTTCATGGTTGCAAACTTTTGAACAATAGCCATATCGTTCATATAGTCGGTAAAATCATTACCAGTCAAAAAAGCCAAATCCTTATCGGTTACAGGTTTTTTAATCTTTTTAATTTCGGTTGCAATTTCCTTTTCTCTACCTTCTGATTTTAATTTATCAATTACATTTTTAACAACCTTGCTCATTTCATTGGCATTTTGAAACGCTTTATCTTGGTAGTATTTGCAAACATCACCGCCAAGTTTTCGGCTACCGGAATGTATAATTAAATACATTTCTTCAGTTGTTTCACGTTTCCCAACTTCTATAAAATGGTTTCCTCCACCGAGTGAACCAATTGAAAGTATTGCCCGGTTTAAATTAACATATTTTTGGCATCGTAAATTTTCAAAATCAAACTTCTTTTTTGATTTTTCATGCACATTAAAACCACACGGGACATTTGTTTTAATTACTTCATCCAATTTTGCAAAATCAATTCTATGATTTTTAAGTTTAATTGTGAGCATTCCACAGCCAATATCAACACCAACCAAATTTGGAGTAATTTTATCCTTAATAGTCATAGTGGTTCCTACCGTGCATCCCTTCCCTGCATGTGCATCTGGCATGATTCTGATTTTTGCATCTTGATATGCTTCAAAATTGCAAAGTTTTTTAATTTGCTCATAAGCCTCATATTCAAATGTTTCTGCAAATATCAGCGTTTCAATTCCTTTTTTATTTTTAATCGTTTTCATATCATTCTCCTTTCTTTATTTCTGTTTCCCAAAATTCATAAACTTCCTTAGTTGTCATTATTATGCCTTCCTCATCATTTAATGCGTCAGATATTGATTTATAATGAATCCATTTATTGTTTATATCAGAAAATAAATGATCCCCAAATATTAACCATTCCACAAACTCAGGCGGGTACATATTATCAAAAAGTGATGTGATCTCTTTTATGCAATCTTCTTCTGTATATCCAATTACATAGCCTAATTTAGCCCAAATTTCAGTTATCTGTTTTTCGATCTCGTTTTTCATGACTTAATTTTTCTTTTTACTGACTGAAAACAATACATATTTGCTGTATGTCTGAATTTATTTCTAATTTCTTCATAAACTAAGACTCCCTGTTCAAATTCAATGAATCTAAACCATATAGGCTTCAGTATTGTTCTGAAAGAAAATATATCCCCTTCATTTAACTCAGTCGTTTTTATTATTTCAGTTTTCATAGTTTCATCTTATTTATCATCCACTTTGCAAACTCAATTACAGCATTTCTTGACATTGCAGGCATGTTTGGTTCCTGGATCATGGTTAAGTTATTATTACTCCTTAAATAACCGTTTGAATGATTATTAAAATATGTTATTATTTCCTCATAAATGCCACAATCCAAATCAGGTTGCACGGATGGATTGGTTATTGTCCCATTCTTTCCATCCACAACAATAGATTTATAAGTGTTATATAAACTACTATAAATATCCCCTGACCATGTTTTAACGGAATATCCTATTTCTTTACGTGCAAGTTCAATAAGTTTTTTCCCTTCAGGTTTTTTATAACCTTCATGAGATATGCTTAATTTAAAAGCATTATAACAGTCTATTTTGTGTCTAACAACAAAATCAAAGACTTTATTTTGTTTCTGTGCCTCTATCTCTAATTTTATCCCCTTATCCTGTCCGTAATTATCAGCACCGGTCAATATTATCTCTTCCTTCTTAATCTGTTCTTTTAACTGAGAAAGTTCAGATTCAAGTTCATGATAATATTTATTTAATAAACTATTTCTATGCGATCCTGCAATTAATCTAAGTATTGCTCCATTATGTAAAAAATGTTCCAGTTTGCTTATCATTTCATCTGTTTTGCTCATAACTTCTTAGTTTTTTGATATAATTTTTATCTTCAGCATATCCCTGATTAATTAAAAATAAAAAATAATCTCCTCCTTTATAATACTTATTCTGAAATATTTTATAATCTTCAATTGATCGCTGCCAGTCCGGGTAAATAGCTTTATGAATATCCTTACCTATTGCTGTCGTTTTTCTCTTTGCCGGGTAATTCATGCCGAACAAATTTTTATCTTCTTTACAGATCCGACTTGTTAGATTACCTGTTTCATGCTTTATCTGCGTTTTAACGATGTCAGGGCATTGAACGTGGTAATAATCCAGATACCAGGAGATATTGTCCCATGTAAGCATATTTGATTCCTCAGTGGTCTTTAAAATATACAGGTAAGTAAATCCAGGGGCCGGGAGCAACCGGAACAAAAAACAAAGAATAGATATTAAGATGAGCTTTTTCATTGATTTATTATTAATTCCTCATTAGTTAGAGCAAAATAAAGATTTTGAAGTTGATGAATATATAAAATATCAATTCCTATTCCTTCAAGAAAACAACTTAATATATTTCCTGTTGATTCAAACATAATAGTAAACCCATTTATTTCTAAATAGAAATCCTTTTTATGTTTCCATCCAAACTTTAAAAGCCAATCTTCAGTTAAAGGAATCGGTTTTAAATCCTGAAGATACCAAGTTAAAGGATGAGTATTTTTATCATATATCATTCCAAACTTACCGATTCCATTTGAAACATAATCAAATAAATCAATTCTAAATGGATTCTGTCCGTCTTTTGGACAATTCACATAATTACCTAATCTTAATTCCTGTGCTTCCATTGCTTCACAATTAGTTAATAACTACAAAGTTAACTCTTTTTATTAAACTCTTTATTAAAATTATCCCACAATGCCCGTGTCTTTTCTTCGTTCTTGTAAGACAAACTTTCAAGTGTTTGCAATAATATTTCTATGTAAATTCTATGTGATTCAGTTTTCTCATATAACATAATCTTGTCTTGAATGAGAGTATATAAATCATTATAACGATCTTCATTCATTCTTTCAGCGTTCTGCTTACCTTTTACCACTATATATGCAATGATAAAAAGAGCTGCGGCTATGTAAAATCCGATAACAAAAAAACTGATCCATGAATTAACTGTGATTGGTGCCATTTGTTTATTTATTAAAACGGTTTAACTTGAGATTAATTTTTTCATCTATATTACAATAAAGTTCTCTAAATTCTTTATCTGTATCACAATAATTATTTACTATATTTATTGAATGCAAGACAGTTGTATGATCCTTGTCGATGTATTTACCTATTCTCAGAAGACTATAATTTGTATATTTTTTCATGAATTTAGCAAATAATTGTCGTGATTGTCTGTATTCTCTTTTTCTATTCCCTGTATGACAAAATGGATGTATCCCTGTTTCTTTTTCAATCTCATTAGCTATTATTAACGAATGCCGATCATGTGATTTATATTGTTTGCAATTAAATGATTTTACATTCCAATCATTCCTGCAATGGAATATATTTGGGGCTACTATATCGGTAAACATATCTTCTGGTATAAAGAATCTTCCTTGCTCCCCAAAATCTTATAATTCAATTTCCCTTCTTTTCTCAAAAGCCTCATCTTGCGAAAAACTGAATCCTGGTAGACATATTTGCGCCGGGTAACTATCTTAACGACTTTAACAAGATCATATCCCCGGAAAATGTCCGGCAGGAACTTAAACTGTTCCTTAACGGCCTCTTTAATCGACGGAACTGACTTTCTCATGACTTAAATATATTATAATCGCTTACAACACAATTTATTGGAAGTTTACTTCTTTCGATTCCGGCCATCTTTAAAAGGGAATCTTTAAAATATAAGGGTATTTTTCCGCCTGTAATTCTACTTACCATATTCATAAATGCTATAAGAAAACTTTTGTCATAGTGTTTTCCAGACTGAATCCCTATTTTATAAAGATCGCAATAGCCTATGGTTTTTCTGATCATTTCCAGACTACTATCAAATTCGATAATCGGTTCAATACTAGCCCAAGTCTTAAAGCCTTCTTCATTCAGAACGATCATTGCGCCTATCCTGTCCATATTTGGAGCTGTACCATATTCCTTTTCATCGTGTGCGGTAAGGGTAAAACCAAAAGCCATAAGTTTCCGGGCAATATTAACGTCCTTATTCCAAATTGTTCCATTTATATTAATTTCCTGGATAAATTCATCTATCCACCATGTTTGTTTTGTAAGGATTTTAATAGGTACGTCTACTTTTAAACACTCCCTCATGCACCATGTATTCAATCCTACTGTTTCCGGCAAAAAAGGATCTGAAACAAAATTAAAAAATAGACCATGTTTTTGAAGTTCCGGAAGGTTTTGAAATAATTCTTTCTTAAAGATTTCTATTGCCGTATCTTCATTCTTAAGGCATTTTTTCAAAGTCGGAATATCAGCACCCAGAATCTTTGCTGTTATTCCATGCCTGTTATAGCAATATTCGCATTTTGCGGAACAACCGTTGTAGAAATTAACAGCCCATTTACTGTATTCTGAAGCTTTACCAGAAGGTTGATAAATTGCTTTTCCCATAGTTTCAATTTTTTAGTTTTTTCAATTATATCATTTTTATATATTGATTGCCTCTAAATTTATAATCTCCTTTTTTTATTGGTGTATCTATCGCTTTTTCTACTATCCAATTTCTTTGTATTCTTCTTCTTATGGTTGTTAGATGATTTAATAAATTCTTATCTTTTAATATTTTATGTAACTGATAATAAGTCCCATTATATATGACCTTATAAGTATTTTTGCGTTCATTTTTACTAATTCTGTCTTTCGTTATCTGTGTTACCGGATGATTAAGCAATGATATTCTTATTTTATCTTTTGTTATTTCTGAATGAAGATATTTATCTCCTCCACTTTTTAAATTTAATCCATGCTCAGAATTAAAGCATTGAAATAATTCTATATAATAAACTTCTAATTCATTAAGTTCTTCTCTTAAACATTGGTGTATTACCTCAAACTTATGATTTAGAAACCCATATTTATTAAAAGAATGAAGTAATTTATTTTGATTTTTACAATTTAAATTTCTATAAGCATTATATCTTCTAATTACATCAATAGTTTGTCCAATATATATCTTTCTTGAAGGACTCGTAATTTTATATATTGCACAAATAGGGTCGCCCTTATTCTCACTATTTGGCTGTTGAGTTCCAATCCCATAGAGGGGGTGTGAGATAAGGGCAATATCTTTTATCTTAGAAATCATCGGATTGAAACTCAACGATACAAAAATAATAAATAATTTGGAAATACAGTACATCTTTATTTATTTATCATCTATGACTAAAAACCATCTTTTCGCTGTTTCAAAAGCAAATAATCTCATTTTAGATTTTTCGCTTCCATCGTTTGGAAACTCATTATCATTATTCCAAAAGTCAGATTCCCATTCCGATAATTTTCGGGTAAAACATCCCATTTTGATATATTTTTCATCAGTTTCAGAAATAAATGGGATAACCACATATTTATAAAGTCCTGTAAATACAACAGCATTTTTGATTTTTATTTTTTCACCATCTGCGCCTGTGAGGTCTGCGCCTCTGAGGTCTGCGCCTGTGAGGTATGCGCCTCTGAGGTATGCGCCTCTGAGGTATGCGCCTGTGAGGTCTGCGCCTGTGAGGTATGCGCCTCTGAGGTATGCGCCTCTGAGGTATGCGCCTGTGAGGTCTGCGCCTGTGAGGTATGCGCCTGTGAGGTATGCGCCTCTGAGGTCTGCGCCTGTGAGGTCTGCGCCTGTGAGGTCTGCGCCTGTGAGGTCTGCGCCTAATTTTACCGCTTCAATTACCGTTTCTTTTACAGTATTATCTTCTTTCTTAAATTCAAAAAGAATTTTTCCAGAGATGGATTTTATTTCAATTTTCGTTTTCATATAGTTTTTAATTTTTATTTTTACCAAAGGTCATTATTTGTTTTATTCTAAAATATGATAAAAGTCAGGGTTTTGGCTTTCTAAAAAGATATATCAATATCATCAACCGGTTTAAATTCCGGTGGTATATTTGCTTTAAATTCATCTTCTTCAAAAATATTTGTAAGACTTTCATTACATTTCAATTTCAATTCAATATGAGAAATTCCGTTGCGGTTTTTAGCAAGAATTAATAACATTAACCCTTTTGTGTTTTCTTCAATATTATTTATAAAAATAGTTTGTTGGCCATACATTTCAGGACGATGAGGAAATATAACTATATCCGCATCCTGTTCTAAACTCCCTGATTCTCTTAAATCTGAAAGATTTGGTTTTTTATCTGAAGTACTTTCTAAACGTCTATTTAATTGACTTAATCCTATTACCGCAATATCGAGATCCTTTGCAATATTTTTTAATCCCTTCGAAATATTACTTACTTCCTGTTCTCTATTTTGCCCTTCTCCCGTCATTAATTGGATGTAATCAACTATAATCATTTTAATACCATATTCCATTATTAATCTTCGTGTTTTCGCTTTTAATTCAATAATTGAAATTGCTGAAGTATCATCAATAAATAATGGTAATTTATTAAGTGGATCTGAACTTTTAATAAGTTGTTCAATATTACATCTCCCATTTATAAGTTCTGTATTTGATCTCCCTGATACTCCTGATAAAGTTCTACGACCCAACTCATCTTCTGACATTTCACAAGAAAACATAGCAACCGGGTAATTTAATGAAGTGGAATTTATTGCAATTTGCAAGGCTAAGGAAGTTTTGCCTACTGATGGTCGACAAGCAATAATTGTAAATTCCTGTTTTTTAAAACCTCCAGTTGCACGATCTAATGAAAGAAATCCAGATGGAACCCCAATTAATTTAACTTCGCCAGATATAATTTTACTAATAATATCAATCACATTATTAAGGATGTGAATTAATTTTTTAGGTTTCTTTTTATGAATTAATCCGGTTAATTCCATAAGATTCATTTCAGCATATTCCATAAGTTCTGAAATATCATAACTATCATCAAAAGCCCTTGTTTGAATCTCAGTTGAAATTCTTATTAACTCTCGTTGAAGAAATTTCTGAATTATAATCTTAGCATGATATTCTATATTAACGGATGTAATTACTTTAGATGTTAATTGTGTAAGATAAACAGGCCCGCCGATTGAATTTAATTCCTGATTTGACCTTAAATATTCAGTTATACTAATTAAATCGGTTGGAAAATTCTTTTTTGTAAGTTCAATAATAGCATTATAAATCTTTTGATGTGATTCCCTGTAAAAACTTTCGGGTTTTAAAATATCAATAATGGAAAATATTGCTTCATTGTCAATCATAATTCCACCCAAAACAGCTTCCTCCATATCATTTGCCTGTGGTGGAACTTTACCAAAATCAGGAATAGTAGTTATTGCAGTATATTTATTTATATTCTTGGCCATTTGATATTATTATTGATTGTGGTTTTTTTATTTCTGATTCATTTGTTTTTTCCCAAGTTCTTATAGCTGCTTTCCAATCCTTCATTTTATTTTTTCCAATCATCCAACCTTTAGATTCATAAAAATCAAACCATTTAACAGAATCAACATTATTTTTTCTTTCAAAACAATATAATTTTACAATTTCTAAAGAAGGGGGTATTGTATTATTTTCATTCTTTAAATCATTCTTTTCATTCTTGTTTATTGTTGTTGGTTTGTTGTGATCTTGTTGTGAGCTTGTTATTTGTTTGTTATATCGCTTGTTATTTATTTGTTGTTCCCCTTGGTAATATTCATAATTACATATACTTATCTTTGTTAGTTTGCTTGTTGTTTGTTTGTTGATCATTTTATCTTTTTCTAAAAGACTTAAAAAAGTCCTTGTTACTTGCATTGTCATTCCAGTTGCCTCACATATCTTTGAAA